GTTTCCCAGTCACGATCGAAGGGGGGTTGGGGGGTTCATCTTCGGGGAGAATCTCACCTTATAAAAATCTCGGGAAAATTTTACCTTCTTAAAATATCTAACAAAAACAACAGCTTGTAAAAAACTTTCTCTTTTAGTGCATTTTTTACTTGACAAATCACTAATTTCCATGATATAATACTAGAGCAAGGCTGGGAGGAAAGGTAAACCCCCTGTTTAAACATAGGGAGAACTATGTCTAATTTTACACCAACATTATTATCATTAGAAGAACTAGTAGCTACTGGACTATCTTATGAGCAAAAACTAAATCATCTTGTTATTCCTAGAACAAAACAACGACTAACTAAATCAATGTTCTGGGATCACAGACACCTGCCTAATTATAGTGATGAAGTAGTAGGTAGGATGATTTATACTCTTTCTGACTGTCGTCCTGATTACTACTTACTAGGGGAGGACAATCTTCCTAGGTACGATCTTAAACAGTTGTACATGGCCATTGATGATCACACAGAGTACGAATTCATCAAAAGGTTTATGTGGGATGAGTACCACTGGAACAAGCTTTGTGATACTTACTTCTTTAAACCTGTTATTGCTAAGTGGAGAAAGGAACTAAGACACAAGATAAAAAGTAAGATGTACGATGTTATTCTTACTGATGCTCTTGATGTTGGTTCCAAGACAAAGATTACTAGTGCTCGCTACTTACTAGAAAAGTACTATGATCCTGCTTCTTCTAAAAAGGATAACAGACAAAGTAAGAAGGAAAAGGAAAAAGATAATTTGGTTCTTATTGAGGACCACAAAAGATTATTGGAAGGATTCAAAAGTGAAACTAAAGTTAACTAGTCTTTTAGCTGGTGTTGCTCTTCTATCTGGGTGTACTGGCGACTTCAAGGAGGATGTCCGTATTCTCGGCCCAGTTCTTTCTGGTGTCGTCTCTACGGAGTGTCAATTTCGTGGAAAAGAAGACTGTATGCGTTATGTGGGCTATGCGGGTACGGTTTTAGACGCTATGATTATGGATAGCGCTTTAGTCGAGTAAAGAACTAAATGTTAAACCTAACAAGCGATATTTTACCAAAGTTGCTTACTACTGTGTTTTATCTGTGGTTTGCTTGGCAGTGCGGGGTGTTTGCTAAGGATAAGAAAAATAAAGCACAAAAGTACTTTGTTTTGTTAGCTGTTGTATTTGTAGCCTGTGCAATTACAGGTTACTTTATTCCAGCATTAATTGAGTTGTTCAGCTCCAACAGTGCCCTTTTAGCTTATTCTCATTTTATTGTTCATTGGATACTAGCTATCGCTGCTCTAGGTCTGTGTATCTCTGGTGCTGGTGTAGAAATTAAGAAAGTACTAGGATCGCACAATGGACGAATTAATTAGACAAACCCTTGGATACATAACAGGACCAAATGGTGGTGTGTTCGCTCTAGCTTTAGGATTGGGATTTATGGTAGGGTACAACTTTGCCCAAAGAACAGTACTCCGTGTCGCTATGGAAAGACTAGAAGAAGCTCAAAAAGAAATTGATTCAGCTAGAGAAGAAATAAGACACTGGCAAGAAGCATACTTATCAATAGTCGGGAACAATAGTAATAACAATGCCTAAACAACCAACACTTACTGATGTGTCTAGTGGCTTTCTTTCAGCGAGCACTATTAACAACAACAACGCTGAAATAGAAACTGCTTTTGACAACACGTTAAGTCGTGACGGATCATCTCCTAATCAAATGGAAGCTGATCTGGACATGAACAGTAACGACATTCTTAACGTTAGTTCGATCAACACCAGCTCTCTTCAGATCAACGGTACTCCAGTCACAGTCACTGCTCTTAGTGAGACTCAGCCAGCCGATACCTTTGAGAGTCGTACAGCAGCAGCGGCGGCCACTATTGATGGTTCAGTAGAGATGGTGTTTACTGCTGGGTACGCTAACGCTGGAGATGGTGGAGCAGCTAGGTACAAAAGCTCAAGTGCTGGTGTTACTGCCAACTACCCGGCTAGTGCTTGGTTCCAAAGTGCTGATGGTGGTTACTGGCTGCTGGATCACCTTACTCCTAATGTGTACATGTTTGGAGCAAAAGGAGACGCTTCTTTTTCAGTAGGAACTAAACTAGCTACAGGAACGGACGACACTACTGCTTTTAATGATTGGGTAGATTTCTACACTCAACGAGCAGAAGACAACACCATCAGTCAAATGAGGTACTCAGTAGGTCGTTTGGTTTCTGGTTGGGGACGATTCAGGGTTAGTGGTTCTGTGGACCTTACCTTCTTTGGTAGTGCGTCCAGTGCTAACGATGATGAAGCAGGTGACAACAGGTTGGCACTCCTTGACTTTGCTGGGTGTCAAGTCTACGCAGATGGTCCTAACAAGATTGTTTTTGACGCTACCGATGCTGAGTACATCACCATTGAAAACCTAGCAATTGTTGGTATCGAAAACTCAATGCCTGCTGTTGGTATTAAGATCGGTAGGAAAAACGATACTGATGGTGCTGCTCATAACACGCTTCGGAACTGTACTACTCGTAGTGCTACTGGAATGAAGTCGTTCTTCAGCAAGACTGCTCTGTTAAATGTTGCTGGCGAGAACTTCCTTGAGATTCGGTGTATTTGGGAAAACTACAACACTACTAACGGTACTCGTGCTGCTGTGTTTGACAGTGCCAACTGGTTTGGATACGAAGACGCTCTTACTGTTACTGCTGTTACTAACGCTGATCCTGCTGTGTTTACTTCAACAGGTCACGGTCTTAGTGATGGAGACATTATCGTCATTGGAGATGGTTGGACAGGATTCACTCCTTTATCAACTGCTACCGCTGTTACGAATCAAGCTCTTACTGTAGCCAACAGTACTACAAATACATTCACTGTTCAGTTTAGCGATGGGAGTGATGTAGACGGAACTGCTTACAGCGCCTTTACTTCAGGTACGGTTCACAAGGAAACTATTACCAGTGACTACGTAACGGACTTCCGAGCCACTCCTTATGTGTACCACAGCCACTTGAACAACCTTCACTTACACTGCCACTATGCAGGATTTGCTGATTACAGCGTTGTTGTTGGTTGGTGTGAAAATCGTCAATTTATTTCGTGTTTTGGTCAAGGAGATCGCTTACTGTATTTTATCAGTGGCGACCCCGGGGCTAACCTCTTTGGATTCAGAGGGTGTAAGTTTGAGTTCCACCACGAACAAGACACAGGATCAGGAGGCACTACGGAAGTAACAGGCGAGTTCTTTACGTTCAACAGTGCTACTAACATCTTTCTGTCTGATTGTTTGTTCTATGAAAACGCTGCTGAGTGTTCAGTTGGATTCTTCAGGTCTTCAAGCGGTAGCTACACAATCAAGATTCTTGGTGGTAAAATTAGTATTAACCGATCTAAGACTGGGTTTGCTAATCTGTTTGCCAACGCTGGTAACTTCCACCTTATCAACACTGAAATCATTATGGATGACTTATCTAAGTTTAATCCTAATGCTAATCAGTATTGTGGGCGGGTTACAGGTACTGACAATGAAATCCACTTTGATGTTCCAACCCCACCTACTGAATTAACTATTGCTACTGGTGCTGTTACAGCTACCTCTCAGTATCATCAAATTGACACAGAGAGTGATGCGGCCAGCGATGACTTAGACACGATTAACGTTCCTTCATCTTGGCCCAACGGCACTAGGTTGACTATACGTGCTCAGGATTCTGCTCGTACTGTTGTTCTTAAACACAACACAGGAAACTTGAGGTGTGGTTCAGACAGGTCTCTTACTCACATTAACGATGTAGCTGAGTTTGAATTAGTAGGCTCTAATCTGGTTCTTAGGTTTTTTGCGGATAACACTACTTAAACAACATGGATATTAACAGTAGTAGTAGTAGTACGACTGGTACTCGTTCTGAAGCAGATGAAATTCGGAGGTTAGCAGAACTTTCTCTTCCTAACTTTATCAGGCTTATAGCGCCCGGAAGGTTACTGTCTCAGTGCCACCTTGACGTTTGTGATTGGTGGGACAGAAGTGAAAAGAAAAGTCACCAACTCTTGTTGTTTCCTCGTGACCACATGAAGTCTGCCTTAGTCGCTTTTCGTGTTGCTTGGTACCTTACAAAAGACCCTACTCTTCGTGTGTTGTATATTTCTAGTACTGCGAACTTAGCTCAAAAGCAGCTTGGATTTATCAAGGCTATTTTCGAAAGTGATATTCACCGCAGGTACTGGCCAGACCACATTATCCCGGAAGAGGGAAAACGAGCAAAGTGGAGTGCGACAGAAATTGAACTGGATCACCCGTTACGTAAAAAAGAACAAATCCGAGACCCCTCTATCTTCACTGGCGGTCTTACTACTAACCTCGTTGGTATGCACTGTGATATTGCTGTTCTTGATGACGTAGTGGTCCACGATAACGCCTACACAGAAGAAGGTAGGGAAAAGGTTCGTAGCCAGTACTCGTTGTTATCTTCGATTGAAGGTGCTGACAGTGTAGAGTGGGTTGTTGGAACTAGGTACCATCCGAAAGACTTGTACAACGATCTGATGAACATGCAGCAAGAAGTGTTCGACAAAGAGGGGTACAACGACGGTTACGTTCCAATTTACGAGGTGTTTGAGAAAGTAGTTGAAACTCACGGAGATTTCCTGTGGCCTCGACAGAAACGTAAAGACGGTAAGTGGTTCGGATTTGATCGGGACATTCTGGCAAGAAAAAAGGGCCAGTATCTAAACAGGATGCAGTTTAGGGCTCAGTATTACAACGATCCAAACGATCCTGATAACGTACCAATCGACAGTTCAAGGTTTCAGTACTACGATCCAAAATATCTTACTCGTTCGATGGGTAAATGGTACTATAAAGACAACAGATTAAATGTAGTTGCTGCTGTTGACTTTGCCTATAGTCTAAAAAACTCTGCTGACTATACAGCTATTGTTGTCGTTGGTGTTGACTACGAAAACAACATTTATGTGTTGGATATTGATCGGTTCAGAACTGATAAAATTAGTGACTATTACGAACACATTTTACAGTTAGTTCATAAATGGGACTTTAGAAAACTACGTGCTGAATGTACTGCTGCTCAGTCAGTTATTGTTAGTGAATTAAAAAACAACTACATTAAACCTAACGGTATCTCTCTTAGTGTGGATGAACATCGTCCAACGAGACACCAAGGAAGTAAAGAAGAGCGTATGGCCGCTATTTTAGAACCTAGGTATGATAACCTTCAAATGTGGCACTGGAAAGGTGGAAACTGTTTCTTGCTTGAAGAAGAGCTTCAGTCTAATAATCCATCTCACGATGACATTAAAGACGCCCTTGCTGCTGCTTGTGAGATTGCTGTTAAGCCATCACAAACCTTTGGTAAACGTTTAGGTGGTGCGCTTAGTTCTATGAAAGGTGATATATTTCATCCTAGGTTTGGAGGAAGAGCACATTAAAAATGCCTAAGAAAGCTAGAGATTACAAGAAGGAATACCGACAGTTTCATGGTAAACCCTCGCAGATTAAGAAACGTTCTAATCGCAACAAGGCTCGTCGTAAGTTGGGTCTTAAAAAGGGCGATGGGAAAGAAGTAGATCATCGTGACGGCAACGCGAACAACAACAGTCGTAAGAATCTGAAAGTTACGAAAAACAAAAAAGCGCACCGTAAACAAGGTGGTCGAAAAGGACGGAAGAAGTAAATAGATTATGGTTGCAACATCTACAACTATTGACTTTGAGAAAGAAATTGGTCCAGAAGAACTAGCGGCTGATATCAGTCTTCTGTGGAGAGATTGGGGTAACAACTTTCGTAGGAAGTGGCTTCAAGAAAAGAAAGAGTTACGTAATTACTTATTCGCTACTGATACACGCACTACGACGAATAGTCGCCTTCCTTGGGCGAATAGTACCACGACTCCCAAGCTAACTCAAATTCGAGATAACTTGCACGCAAACTATATGGCTGCTTTGTTTCCTAGTTCAAAGTGGATGCGTTGGCGTGCTGAAGATCGTCAAGCAAACACAAAGCTTATTGCTCGTGCTGTAGAGTCTTACATTGAAAACAAGACACGTCAATCTGATTTTGTTGTGACTATGAGTAAACTGGTTACTGACTATATTGATTACGGTAACTGTTTTGGTCGAGTTGAATACGTTAACAACCACACTGAATTAGAAGATGGAGAAGTTATTCCCGGTTACGTTGGACCTAGGCTAGTTCGTATTTCTCCGTTTGATATTGCTTTTAATCCAACTGCTGCTTCGTTTGAGGATTCCCCCAAGATCATTAAGAAGATTGTGAATCTTGGAGATATTAAGAACTTTATTAAAGAGCAGCCTGAGCAATCTGAGCATCTGAAGAAAGTTTTCGATACCATGATTGGTGTCAGAAACCTTGTTCGTTCTAGTGACTCAGAAATTCACAAATCGGAAGGGTACGTTGCTGATGGATTCGATAACATTACACATTACTACTCCACAGATTACGTCGAGCTTCTTGAGTTTTACGGATCAATTTATGATTCGGCTACAGGAGAATTCAAACATAACCGCATTATCACTGTGGCTGATCGCGCTTTCATTCTCCGAGATGTTCCACAACCTTCATGGTTAGGTTCTGACGGAATTCACCACGCTGGTTGGAGGGAACGCCCCGATAATCTATACGCTATGGGGCCTTTAGATAATCTTGTTGGTCTTCAGTACCGTATTGATCACCTTGAGAACATGAAAGCGGACGTTTGGGATCAGATCGCCTATCCGGTGAAAAAGATTCGTGGTGACGTAGAAGAGTTTAGTGGAGAACCCGGCGAGCACATCTATGTTGGTGATGAAGGTGATGTTGAGTATTTAGCTCCTGATGCTACTTCTCTGAACGCTGATCTTCAGATCGAGCGTCTAATGAACATCATGGAAGAAATGGCAGGCGCTCCCCGTCAAGCAATGGGTATTCGTACTCCGGGTGAGAAGACTGCTTTTGAAGTAGATGCTCTTGCAAACGCTGCTGATCGTATCTTCAGAAACCGAACTTCTCATCTGGAAAAAGTTTTTATTGAGCCAATCCTAAACGATATGTTGGAAATTGGTCGTCGTAATTTAAACACCGCTGATGTTGTTCAGGTTACTGATGAAGAGACTGGTGGTATTTTCTTCACTGAAGTGACTAAAGCTGATATTACTGCTAAAGGTAAAATTGTTCCTCTTGGTGCCAGACACTTTGCAGAGCGTAACACAAGAGTTCAGCAACTCAACCAACTTGTTAGTTTAAAAGCGGCTGATCCTTCTATCGGTGTTCATATTTCAGGAAAGAAAATTGCTGAACTGTTAGCTGAAGAACTTGGTGAACCAGAGCTTTATACTGAAAACGTTACTGTTACTGAACAACTAGAAACCGCCCGAGTTGCAGAAGATGCTCAAGTTCAGTTTGAGGAAGAACAACTTGTGGCTGCTGAAGAAGGATTATAATAACTATGCCTAGACACGTTCCTAAACCTAAGAAGAAACCTAGCCGAAGGGTGTTGAGTGGAGTAGGACGAACAGTTGGCGGTGGCGCTAGTAAAGCTAGGAAAGCTGTACGTGGTAACGCTGACGCTATGTTTCGTGATTTGACAAGGAAAAAGAAAAAGAAAAGGTAAATCTGTTGAAAAAAATCTGGACAACAGTAGAGGACGGAGAAGAGTTTTTTAAGAACTCAAAAAATTTTCGAGAAGCAATGACTGAAATTCTCGAAAAGTGGAAAAAGAAGGACAGTTTTACACTAGAGTCTTACGACACTCCTTCTTGGTCTCACAAACAAGCACACGTTAATGGCTATAACCAAGCAATTGACGAAATCTTAACACTATTAAAAGGATAACCAACCTAATGAGCAACAACGATGTTTTTAACCAAGAAACAAACGCTAACGAGCAAGAAAGTCAGTCTGGTGTAACCTTCACAGACCAGCTTGTTGGAGAAGGCAAGAAGTTCGCCAATATCGAAGAGTTAGCTAAAGGCAAAATGGAAAGCGACCGTTATATTGAAGAATTAAGGGTCAAGATTCAGGAAGCCGAGACTAAGGCTAACGATGAGATTAACCAGAAAATTGACGCGCTTATGGATCGCTTAGGTACGAGAGAGCCCGATCCTTCCCCCTCCAACCTTAGTACCGGGTCTGAGTCAGATGCTACCTCACAAGGGAAGCCTCAGAATTCTGACCAAAACAAAAATGAGCCCGACGTAGAATCTCTTGTTAACGAGCTTTTGAATAAAAAAGAGCAGGAAAAGACTCAAGCTGAGAACCTTACTTTGGTTAATGAAGCATTGAGTAAAGCTTATGGTGAAAAGGCAGGTGAAGTGTTTAATACCCGGGCAAAAGAGTTGGGTATGTCTGTTGATGCGTTAAAGAGTATGGCTGCTAGTACACCAAAAGCTTTCTTAGAGTTGATGATGACGACTGCTAAAGATACGACTAAAAGTGACTCTTTTTCTAATAGTCGTGTTAATACAGAAGCTCTTTCAACCACTTCTCGTGACCCTAATGAACGAGGTTGGTCTTGGTATCGGAATCTCCGTAAGGAAAATCGTAGTCAATACTTTAGTCCTAAAATCCAAGAACAACTGTTTAATGATGTTCAAAAATATGGGGTCGAGAGGTTTTATTCAACTTAATCTAATAATACAATAGGAGGAACGTACACACTATGTCTACTGGTGGTATGGTCACAGCCAATACGGACCTTCTGCGTCGCTCTGAGGTTTGGTCAAGTACTCTTAAGGAAATCCTTAAGGACGAACTGATGGCGCAGAGGTACGTTAATTGGTTGCAGGAGTTCCCGGATGGGGACCAGTTTAATATTCCTAGTGTTGGCCAGACTCAGGTTGATGACTACGAAGAGAATGAAGCCGTTGTGTATCGTCCGTTCGATACTGGTGAGTTCAATTTCGTTATCACTGAGTACAAGTCGGCTGGTACGTACATCACGAAGAAGGCTCTTCAGGACGGGTTCTACATGTCCCAGCTTGAAGCAGCGTTCATGCCGGAGATGGAACGTGCACTGATGGTCAACGTGGAAACAGATATTCTTGGACTTCAGAATAAGCAGACTGCTGCTAACTCGAACCTGATTAACGGTAAGGCACATCGTCTTGCTGGTGGTCTTGCGGGTAAGATTGAGCTTGCAGACTTTGCTTATGCCAAGTTGTCTCTTAAGAAGGCCAACGTGCCTATGTCGAATATGATCGCTATTGTCGAGCCCTCAGTTGCGTATTACGCTGAGACGCTGACCAATCTGGTTAACGTTTCGGATAACCCGCGCTGGGAAGGCATCGTCAACGATGGTATTACGACTGGTATGCGGTTTGTTAAGAACATCTATGGTTGGGATGTCTGGGAATCGAACTATCTTGCTGACATCGCTTCTGAGACTCTGGATGAGGCTGATGGCACTTCGACGGCAATGACAAACGCAAAGGCGAACATGTTCTTTAGTGCAGCGCCCGGTGTTGTTCCGTTTATGGGTGCTTGGCGCCAGCAGCCTGAGTTTGACAGCGAATACAACAAGGACTTCCAGCGTTTTGAGACGGTTATGACTGCTCGTTATGGCCTTGATCTCTTCCGCCCGGAAAACCTCGTTGTGGTTGTCGGTGAAGAGCACATCTAAGGAGGTAACACTACATGTCTCAGTGGTTTAACGAAGACGGCCTCCGAGTCCTTTTTGAGGGTGAACAGGCTCGTCCTGATAATATTAGTCCTGCGATTGCGGTCCACTTTGGTCCTAAGTCTGTTATGGTGGTTGACGTTAATTACGACGACTTGCCGGAAGAGACTACGGATCGTGACAACGATGGTACGGTTGACGGTTGGAGTGGGGCTGATCCCTACATTCCTGCCGGGTCGTTTATTACGGCTGCGTACATTATCGTTGAGACTGCCTTTGCTGGCGGTACTTCCTACAACTTTGGTCTTTCTCAGTTGGACGGTACGGTGATTGATGCAGATGGTATTGATGCCTCTGTCGCTACCGCTGCTCTTGCTGCTAATAACGCTGTCGTTTGTGATGGTGCGTTAGTTGCTGGCACGGCTACGATTGGTGCTAACGATGCCTACGTTAAGGTTGCTGCTACCGGTGCTTTTACGGCTGGTAAAGCTAAGCTTGTTATTGAGTACATTCCAGTTACTGTGTAACGGTAAAAACGGTGGGGGGCTTCGGCCCCTCATCACATAAATAAAGAAAGGAATAAATAGTTGGTTGAACACAACACACTCACTGACCCTAATCTTCACGAACCAAAAGGAGCGTCCACTGCTTCCAGTGGGTATGTTCCTGTTGCAAACGGTGCTGGAGCTACTTCTTGGGCAAATCCAGAAGCCAGTGCTTTAAAACACTACGCCACTATTTACACACGTCTTTCTGACTCTGTTACTCTAAGCACAATTGGTACTACTGGTCAAGACCTTCCTTTTTCTAATGATGGACCAGATAACGGAGCAACATCAGATAGTGCAAACAATCGAATTACAATAAACCAAGACGGTGATTACTACATTAATTTCCACATTGGTTTTAGCACTGTTGCTAGTGGTGACTCTGGTCTCTATACTTTTGTTATTCAAGTGGATGGTGTAGACTCAGTAGTAGAAGTTCAAACCAATAAGTCAGGTACCTCAGATAACGGTTCTGTGACTACTGCTGGTATTTTAAGTTTAACAAGTGGTGATCAAATTACTGTTGAAATTTCTTCAGATAACGGTGGAAACACAGACGATATCAACATTGAAGCAACGGCTTTGGTTGTACATCAATTAAGGGCTACTTAACACTATGGTTAGTACAATTAAACGAACCTTGATTGATATGGTTCAAGAAATCCTAAGTGATCTTGATGCGGATAACGTAAACAGCATTAACGATACGGATGAAGCCACTCAGGTTGCTCGTATTGTCCAGAACACCTATTTTGATTTAGTTGCTAATCGTCTTATTCCAGAGCACAAAGAACTTACGCTATTAGACTCAGTAGGAGATAATACTCGTCCTACTTATTTAAAACTCCCTAGTGATGTGTCTGATCTCATTACTTTTGAGTACAACGTATCTACTGATGTAAGTGATGTGTCGTTTAGAGAAATAAAGTATTGTACACCAGAAGAGTTTCTTCGTCGTATTCGGACACGAGATAACTCTGATACAAACACTACGACTATGCTAGATATTAACGGCAACACAACTTTGATTATTCGTAATAATCGTATGCCATCTTACTTTACATCTTTTGATGATTTACACATTGTGTGTGATTCTTATGATTCGGATATAGATACTACTTTACAAGCTAGTAAGACTAGAGCTTATGTGTCAAAAATTCCTCAGTTTGATTTAATTGATACAGCTAGCCCTGATATTGACGATTCTCACATTCGGTTTTTAATTAATGAAGCAAAATCCAGTGCTATTGCTATTTTACATAAACAAGTAAACCCAAAAGTAGAAAACACAGCAAGGCGACAAAGAGTATTTTCACAAAATGATAAACATAGACTCAACGCAGGAAACAATCGAAACAACTACGGACGATCTTAGAGTAGTTGAACATTTAGAAAAAGGGTACACTGAAGTTTTCTCTACTAAACGTGCTGAAAGTATCCGAATTTTAAAAGTAGATCAAAGATTTGGTTTTTACAAAGTTTTATACGAAAGCGGAAAACCAGTACCGGGTCTTGAGGGGGATTACACATCTCATTTTCAAGCACTAAAAGAAGTAAAACTCTACTTATCTCGATTAAAACCGACAACCGCTGCTAAAGCTAAACAACGTTTTGGAGACAAACCTGTCCCTGAGTTAAAGACTAAACAGCGTCAAAGAAAGCGAAAAGAAGTAACGGATGCCGATAGCCAACCAACAAATAACGAGCCTAGTGAAAGGGCTGTTAACTGAGCGTCAAGAACTTGTTTTTGTTCCAGATGCTTCTGTTGATGAATTAAATTGTTCTTTGGAAATTGACGGTACTCGACGTAGACGTAAGGGTATTGAATATGAAGACAATCATCAATTATCCTCTTATACTGTTGATGATATTACCCCTGTTTTTGAAAACACTTGGGTGAACGTTGGTGGTGTTCCTAATCTTGAGTTTTTGGTTGTTCAAGTTGGCACAACTCTTTACTTCTATAGTAAAGCTAGTGTTCCTTTCTCTGCTGGTGTTCAATCCTTTACTGTAGATTTAACTTCGTTTTCGGCAAGCAACGGTGTTTCTATTATCAATAACGGATTTCAAGGGGATTCTCTTGACGGTGTGTACGTTGTAGTTCATCCAGCTTTAAACCCTTTTTATATTACTTACGACAAAGATACAGAGACTATTTCAACTACTGTAATTAGCCCGAAAACAAGGGACTTTGATTGGCAAGGGGATACTTCTGATTATTTTGAAAACACAGCGGGAGCAACTACTACAGCAGAACGAGAGTACGATACTTTAAACGCTGGGTGGGTTCCTACAAACTTTCAAGACCCTCTTGCTGGGTACCTTTCAATTGTTAATCAGTATCCTGCATTAACTCATCCTTGGTTTACTGGAAAAGACTCAATTGGGCAGTTTAACCAAGACAACTGGAACAAAGTTTATGCTGGAACTTCATTAACAGCAAACGGACATTACATTCTTGACTTTTTTAATAAAGATCGAGAAAGTATTGTCGCTGGTCTTGGTATTGAAACAGAAACCTCTAGGTTTACTTCTGTTGCTGCTTTTGCTGGTAGGTTTTGGTATGCAGGTTTAGAATCGGAGACAAATTCTGGTACTATTATTTTTACTAAAGTTATTGAGAATGAAAGAGACTATAACATTTGCTACCAAGAAAACGATCCCACTTCTGAAGAGATTTCTGATTTATTGGACAGCGACGGAGGTGTTATTCGTATACCTGAAGCATATGGGATTGACAAACTTTTTGTTTTTGGTGCTAACTTAATAGTCTTTGCTAACAACGGTATTTGGGCAATTAAAGGTGTTGATGAAGTCTTTAAAGCTACAGAGTTTAGTGTTTCCAAAATTTCTAGTGTTGGTTTAACTAACAATAAAGCTTTCGTAAATGCTGAAAATACACCTTTCTGGTGGAGTAAAGTGGGAATCCACACGCTTCTTGCTGATTCTGTATCTACGCAGCCTGTTGAACAAAACGTTACTGTTCAAACTATTCAGTCTTTCTGGGATCAGATTAACGTAGATAAAGCGCAAGATACAAAAGGTATCTACGATCAGATTAATAAAAAGATTTTATGGTTGTACAAGGATAACGATGAAACAATTGTCAGTAAGTACAACAATCTTTTAATCTTTGATATTCAGCTTCAAGCCTTTACTCCTTGGTCTGTTAGCGATCAAGCCACTAATAGTAACCACATTGTTGGTATGTCTTTCTTTAGTGAATTGGCTAGTGTTGGTACTCAAACACAAGTTACAGCAGAAGGAGTTGACGTTACGGCAGGTGGAGTAGATGTAACAGCACTTTCTTTCGATGATATCCAAGTTGAGAATATTGATGTTCAGTTCCTTGTTAGAGATGGAACTACTAATCAAGTAACTTTTGCTGCGTTCACTAACACAGACCTTCTTGATTGGGAAGATACAATTTACTCTTCTTATGTTGAAGTTGGATACGTTACGTTTGATTCTTTAGCTGTTCGTAAACACCCTATGCACTGTGTAACTTATTTTAAAGTAACTGAAAGTGGGTTCAGTGACAATGGCGATGGTTCTTATGACCTACTTACTCCATCTGGATGTACGTTAAAAGCGTTCTGGGATTTTAATAGTAACCCAAGTTCTACTCAAAATGTCTACAGACTAAAACGAATTCCAGTTGTTGACGAAAATAATTTAGATGAATTTAATTATGGAAACGATATCCTAATTAATAGAACCAGACTTAAAGGGAGAGGTAGGGTAATGAACCTCCGATTTGAAAGTCAAGATCAAAAAGATTTTGTGTTGTTAGGATACGAATTAATAGGATTTGTAAATGAAGGGCTTTAAAGTTCAACGAGAGACCATTGATCAAGTTCGTGGGGAAATCTTACCGTTACTTGATAAACATTGGGAAGAAATTGCTTTAAATAAAGACTCTATTAAACTTAATCCTGATTGGGAAGCATACTACGCAATTGAGCGAGTAGGTAACTTAGGTATCTATACCTGTCGAAAAGAAGATACCAATGAATTAGTAGGCTACTTTGTGGTAATTGCACACCAACATCTACATTATAAAGACCACGTGTTTGCTGAAAACGACATTATTTATCTACACCCAGAATTACGAAACGCAGGTGTAGGTTTTAAATTGATTGAGTTTGCTGAAAATGATTTAAAAGAACTAGGTGTTTCAGCTTTACACATAAATACTAAGGTACACCAACCTTTTGATAAACTGTTAGAACAAATGGGTTATAACAACATTGAACGTGTATACGGGAAGTGTTTTCTTAATAAGGAATAATTTAATATGGGTGTTCAAGCTGTCGTCGCTGCTGTAGCTGCTGTAGCCACTGTTGCTGGTACTGCGGTTTCTATTACACAAAGTCAAAGTGCAGCGAAAGACGCTAAAAAAGCTCGTGCTTTAGAGGGTCAACGTCAAGAGAACCAAGAACGTAGGCGTCGTAGACAAGAGATCAGGCGTGCTCGTATTGCTCGTGCTCAGACAGTAAATGTAGGCTCTCAAGTTGGAGCAACCGGATCATCTGCCTTAGCTGGTGGTACTGGATCGGTGAGTTCTCAGTTAGGAAGTAGTTTAGGGTTTAGTGATCAGCAAGCAGGATTAGCTCGACAAATCTCAAGTCTAAATCAAAGTTCTGCTGACAAACAGTCTCTTGCTAATCTTGGGGGTTCTGTTGCAGGACTAGGGTTATCAGCCTTTAATTCTGCCGATGGATTTGAAACTTTAAGTGAGGCTTTTAGTTAACCAATATGGTTGAGGTAAATTTAGAAAACCCTACAGGAAACAGTTTTAAAGAAGTTTCTCTTATAGGGTCAACCAATCCTAGTACTCAACGCTCTGATGAAATGAGTGGGTTTCTTTCTGTGCTTTTTAGTGTAGCTACAGGAGAAGCCCAGCAAAACGTTAGAGATCGGTTGTCTATTGGGTTTGAAGATAATTTAAAAGCCAGTGCTCGATTTAAGAATGAAACTGCTATTTCCTCTACTGTTCGAGAACGTTTGTTAACTGGTGAAGATATTGATGTAACCAGTACCTCAGAAGTTGTTGATACTGTAAGAAATAGTAGTGTGCCAGAAATGGATTCTCTTGTGCTAACTGGAGAAACTAGTGCCTTTGAAGAAACAGATCGTCGAATTGTTCACAGGGCAGAAACCTTAAAGCGTTTGTTCCAAGACAAGCTAGATAAGTCCTCTGGTGGATTTTTAGCTGGTGCTGGTTATTTTGTAGACCTTGTTCTTTCTACTCCTAAAGATGTTATCTTTGGTGGTGGATTTACTCGTTCTAACATGGCAGAAAAGCTTCGTAATTTGTTAACACGAAGTGATGTTAGTGAAGACGAGTTTCAAATACAAGCCGCTCAGTTTTTGGATGAAGTGGCAGACATTGGGTTTTTCAGTGAAGAGAACTGGTTTTATACACAAGCCTTAATAGACGATTACATTAACGGTGGTTCTGGTTGGGACAAATTTTTCACTGTTGTTGATGCTACTGGAGTTGGTGCTGCTGTAGGAAAAACTGCCAAAGGTGCAAGAGCACTGTTAAGGGCGAGGGACGCTGCTGACTATTTACAGCGTGCAGTAAGCAGACAAGCCGCACAGAACGCTACCTTGCGTGGACAAGGGGTAGAGGTAGCTAGACAAACAGCGCCTACCAGCACGTCTCCTATGCACCCTCACAGGGCTTGGTTAGCAGGACCGGGTACTGATTCTCTTCGCCGTATTGAACAAAACAACACAGTCTTGGAAACTGTTCGTTCTCTTGATTGGGGTGGGTTTATTCGTGAAGAAGTTTTTGAAGAAGCTCGCCCTCGTATTTTAGAAGAATTAGAAAAACGTTTTTCTTTTGCTTCTGATAAAAGGTATATTGACCACGATGTACGGGTAACTGATTTTGGTGGTAACTTGTTAGGCACTGTTGTTTTTGGTAAAGCAAAAGGAGGGTTGTACGAAACCGCTCAAGGTGCTCAAAGATACGCTAATGAAATTGGTGGGGAAGTTGTAACTCGTCTTGACGGTGGAGTTGAAAAGTTTGCTGTTGTTAAAGAAGTAAATATTTCTAACCAAGGATTGGCTAATGCCACAACCGAAGATTCTATTACAACCAATATTTTTAATAAACTGACTTCTCCTTTTCTTACGACCAATCAAACTCTTGATGCTATTTTAAAGCGTGGAGAAGGTCAGTTAGGTGTTATACAACGAGAAATAGCCCGAGAGTTTCGTAGCGCTGCTAATAAAGTTAGTAGGAAAGAACGTAAGATCGTTGATCAAGTATACTCTCAGTTCCGAGATGGGGCTAGGGCACACCACAGGCGACCATTTACCGATCAAGAGTTTAGGGATGAGTACTACCGATTAACTAATTCTCGTCCTAAACAATCTGTTGTTGAGTATCATCGTAAGGTCCAAGAATTAAATGACACTACTTATTTTATTACGGCTAATCGTTACTTTCGTGATGCAGTAGACCGTGGTGAAGAGATTATTAATATTAACGGTCTTGAAAAACGAGTAGTCACTCAAAAAGTAGACGATATTTCTGAAAACCGTCAAATCTTTGATGTAGACAACAACAAGGTTTTAACACCAAAAGAAGCCCAAGGACGTTCTGTGTTTGCAGTTAACGGTGGGTATGATTTTGATAACAAACTTTACAGGTACATTGTAACGTCTAGTCCAAAAACTCGTCGTCTTTTCCACGATGATGTGTTAAACTATAATGTTGGTGGACCTAGAATTTACAAAGACTTTAAAAACTTCGTGAAACAAGAATCTACACTTAAGTTTGCTGATGGTGCTGTTTCTGGCCGACCGATCACTTTTCTGGGAACTATCACGCAAAAAGAAGCTAGAAAGGCTGTTGATGAGATCAACACTATTTTTGATTTCCTAAAGACTAAAGGAGTTCAGGAAGGGTCTGTCTTTAACGCTCTACAAGTTATTCGTAGTTTAAGTGGAGACGGAGAGTTTTTAAAAGTTCTTCGTGCTAACAACACTTGGAACCCAGAGCTTGAGACTGTCGAAGAGTTTGTGGAATTTCTAGAACGATACAAACTAGACCCCGGTAAAAGTGTTGGTCTTGCTTCTGACGGTGAATTGATGCGTAAGGTTAGCGACGATGGTATTGAGTCTTACGTAAGTGGTTTTAATCGTTCTGATGAAACCTACGGAGATCAGTTTATCAAAGCTAGTAACGTTCGTTCTCGTAGGGACGATCCTCTTTTAGAATTTGGTGGTAAAAAACCTGTAACCTTTGGCCCAACACAAGCAATTGAGCGTTCTTTTGCACGTGCTATCAATGGTCAAGCTGAGGATGCTTATATCTTTAACGCTGTAAATGGTTGGTTAAAAGGTGCTGCTCCTTACATCACTAACGCTAATGAAATTGCCGGTAAACGACCTTACCAAGCTATGACACAAGCTAAACTAGGTAAAGTTAAAGAAGCTCGTGCTTACGATCAAGAACGTGCTGTAATCCAACGTAGGGTGGAAACTGACAACTGGTTCACTAAATGGTGGAGCGGTACTGTTGAAGACTTTGCTGACTTTGTGTACGATAAAGGATTTAAAAAGGCGGGAGTAGGAATTCGTAACGTCTTTAGTCCTGACCCTACTATTGCTCTTCGTAGTTTTGCTTTTGATCTAAAATTAGGTTTGTTTGCTTTGCCTCAGTTGTTTGTTCAGTCAACTCAAGCTGTGAACATTTTAGCTATTGCTGGTACAAACGGTATGCGTGGAGCAGCTAGTTATTTCCCTCTTCGTATGGCTCTTGCAAACGGAAATCCAAAAGTAATAGAAGAGATTGGTCGTCGTGCTGGTCCTTTCCTTGGTATGAAAAAAGAAGAGTTTGTAGAGCTTACTGACTTTATTAAACGTTCTGGTAGGGACATTGTTGATAACACAGTTATTGAGCAAAACAAAGATTTTGAATTTGCTCTTGGTATATCTAATAGAATTCGACAAGCAGGAAGGTTCTTTTTCTATGAAGGAGAACTTGGTCCTCGTTTAGCGGCTGCTACAGCTTCATACTTAGAGTTTAGAAAAGCGTTTCCTAAAGTGTCTTTAGAAAGTCAGCAAGCTGTTGAATTTATGACTCGTCGTATGGATGTGTTAACTGCTGGTATGACTAGGGCTTCCAGTACAGCTTGGCAACGAGACAGCTTACTTAGTGTTCCTTTACAGTTCATGTCTTACACTTCTCGTATGATGGAACAATTGTTAAGTGGTCGTATCCTCACTAAAGCAGAACGAGCTAGGTTAGCTATTATTCAATTATCCATGTGGGGAGCGACTGGTTATGGACTTGGTTCTCAGCTTAACTGGTTGGTCAATGAAGGTCACGTTTCTATTAATCACGATAACTACCGTCTTTTAAGGTACGGTGCTCTTGATTATGTGTTAGGAGAAGCGACCGGTTCTCGTACTGCTTTTGCTGAAAGACTCGCTTTCGGAGAAGGTTTTTTTGATCTTTATGAAAAGATTACAGATGATAAGTTTCTAGAAGTAATAGCCGGTCCCTCAGGAAGTATTGCGAAGGATGTGTTTTCTCAAGTCCAAATTGCTTTAGGAGATGTCATCCACGGTCGGTTTAATCTTCTTACTGTGGATATCCAGAGAGTGTTAAGAAATGTGTCTGGTTTAAACTCAACCACACAAGCTTACATTATAGCTAAAACTGGTGAGTACTATAGTCGTAACGCTAATAATATTATTGCTACTGAACTTGGTACTTCTGATGCGATTATGACTATGATTGGTGCTCCTTTGCAAGATGTATCTAGTGCTTATGATCTCCTTGATTTACAAAGGGACAAAAAACAACACTTGAATGATATTGGTGGTCGTCTTGCGGATTTGATGAACGTAGTGAGAAACAAGGTAAGAGATGATGATCTTGAGGGAGCTAAAGCTATCCTTGAAGATATGTCAGTTCTTATTGGTGTTCTTGACCCACACGAAAGACCTCAAGTCATGAGTTTCTTAAAGAAAGGTTCAATGTCTTTGTTAGAAGAAACAATCTTGAAACAACTGAAACAAGCTGGAGATAACAACCTAGCTAAATTGCTTGCTACTAGAGAGGATGGTTAATTAAAGATGCCCGGTATTTTTGCACCTACTTTACCTGAAGGTGGAACAGCGATTCAACCTCTTGGGGCTGTTCAGGATAATACTTTATCTAATGCTGTTCGTCAAGTTGGAGGAATTTTTGAGTCTCTAATCTCTAGTGGTCGCGGCGGAGGTGGAGGTGGTACTTTAGCAGAACGACACCAAGATGAGTTAAGGGAAGTTGCCCGTCGCTATAGTGAATTACAGCAGCAAAGAGATCAGCTTGGTGTTCAGTACCGTAGTGTTGTGGATAGAGAGACTAGAGGGTTCCTTACTCAGTTTCCTCATTTGAGGCAAGAGATTTTTGGATTAGCCTCAGGAGTCGCTGAGATCGACGTAGAAGAGCCTCTTGATACTCCGGTAGATGCAGTACGTAACGACATACAACGCTGGCTACAGACGCCTGAGGGAGCTGTAGGGGCTTCTATTGCAGTAGGCCGTTCTTTTGTCGATGGAAGGTTGGATAACAACATTCTTTGGGAAAACACCCAAGCTTTGTGGTTTGAGCAACGATCTCGTGAACACAACGTTATTCAAATGAAGCAAAGAGTTGACCTAGCGGAAGGTGACGCTAAGCTTCGTGACCTTGCTGCTGATGAAGGTGCCCTTGCTTTACTACCTGATCAGCAAAAAAGGGCTGCTGAATTAGTTCACGGTCTTGTGTCTCAGTTTAAATCTAATTTTGATTCAGGATCAGTTACAGATGCTGGACAACTGTTAGTAGCTTTAACGAATGAAATTGAAAAGATTAAAGGTTTATACTTAGCAGAAGCTACAAGTGCTGGTGTCCACGATTCAAATAAATACAGCATTGATGTAGCTCTTAGTCCTCTTACAACTCTTCGTGATTCTATTGAAGGAAACATGAAGAACATGACAACTATTTTGAACAGTGAAATGGCTCGTAGTTCTTTACTGTTTAATAAGTTTATTGATACTGTTACTGGAATTCCGGGGAGTGCTGCTAACAAACACTTTATTGAAGTTGTCGCTGCTGAATTTGATCGTGACTGGGAAAC